GGCCATAGATTCATCTCACTGGCATACAGTACGCAATCTAGGTGGTACGACAAAGACCGATTAACAATAAAGGGTGCGTAATCCTTGAAATCCAGTTCATCTTCTGCCTTCTTCTTTTGAAGAATCAGATCCACATAATCGAACGGACTCATTTGAACTGACACTCAACCATGATTTCAGTCAGACATGCGATCAGGTTAATCTCATGGTCTGCAACAAATGCGGCTTGATATTGATATTTCGCCAGAATCACAACCATCTGTGGCACAGAGTTTGCTTCTAGAACACCATACAAACCATCATAGATGTTTCTGAAAATGCGTGTCGGATCATTGTCCAGGTTGTTTGTGACCCACTTACGACACGATGCAAAGTCTTTGTCTTTGAGTGCAGTGGTGAGTTCAGTAATACGGATTTCAGAAACCGATGCCAGAATACCTTTATCAATAGTACCGCCAGCAGCATATCTCTGAAGTTCGTTCAGAATCCTACGATTGTCTGGAAAGTGTTTAGTGATAACGGATGCAACAACTTCTTTTTCGTAGGTGATATCTTCAGTCTGAAGGATATTTTCAACACGTTTAAAGAACTGTGCTGCCATCTTGGCTTTGCTGCCATTGGCTTTAAAGTCGATTACTGTGCAACGAGAATGAATAGGATCGATAATCCGATTCTTGTAATTGCAAGTAAAGATAAACGAACAGTTAGAAGCAAACTCTTCGATTGCACCACGCAGCGCAGGTTGCGTTGAATTTGGATTTAGATAGTCCGCTTCGTCTAGAATAACAACTTTGCGTCCACCAGATAAGGACATTGAGGACGCATAGTTCTTGATTTTGTTCCGCAGAACATCGATGCCAGACTCATCAGAACCGTTGATGATGATGTAATCACATCCAATCTCTTCACAGAGGGCTCTTGCAACGGTGGTTTTACCGACACCTGCGGTGCCAGACAAAAGAAGGTTGGGAATCTTCTTCTGATTTACAAAGTCCTGAAATGTCTTTTTGAGTGCATCAGGAAGAATACATTCCTCGATGGTCTTAGGACGATACTTCTCCACCCACAACATGTGTTCGTTCATTCAAATTCTCCATAATATAAAATAACATTGTATCAGATTTTACGCCAGGTGTCATTCTCTTTGACGTAAAGTTTACCATCAGGACCTGGTGCAATATTCACCGAAACACGTTTCTCTGTTCCGGGTTTATAATTTGGTCCCATACCAACAAAAAAATAATTTCCATAACTACTCTGTTGTGGTGGCAATTCTTCACCATATGTTGCTTGAAGTTGCAATATAGGTTTCTTTTCAAGTTGTTTTTCCAACTCTTTGGTTGGCAACTCATCTTGTTTATAAACAATACGTTCTTGGACTTCTTTGTAACCTGCAACGCCAGCCAAAAAAAGGCCTGTTAATCCCAGGCCCTTTGCAAAATTTCTTCTGCTTGCGGGATTCATTTTACATCCAACATCGATTCGAAAAGGGCTTCAAACTCTTTAGATTCGGCAACCTCTGTATGAAAGGATTGTTTGAACTGAGTTTTTGCCATGCGTTTGATAATCTTTTTAGGAACTTTCAATTCATCATTGGCAGCATCAACGATATCTTTGATTGCCTCATTATTAGATTGATTGCGGTTCATGTGTAGAACCATCTCATCAACATAACCTTTCAACTTTTTAAGTTGTTCTTCATCATAAGAACCAAACAGTGTATTCACTTTAGTCATTTATTAAGTTCTCCATTAATCTGTCCAACAACATCTAACATCATTTGTTCCAGAGCAACAGTGCCTGTGATCAAGTTGACGACAGTGTTTCCTGGAACTTCTTCCGTATTTGGAGATTCCAATACAGCAATAACATGTTCAGGATTAATTGCAATTGGTTTTTTAGACATTGCATCAGTAAAATAAATCAACATGTTATTCTCCGAATTTAGATTCTTTGGCTTCAATGGCGATCCAGTATTGTAAATCACCTTTTTCATTCTTGAATGAAGCAAGACCTTGTGACGAGATTTCGACAGTGTAGGTGCCAGGAATCATCTTGAAGTTTTCTGTCAGGAAGACTGCCTTAAAAACTTTTCCGTTGTTGCTGTCACCGATTTCGATTGTGTTTGTGTGAGCAGAATCATCCTTGGCATCGAATGTCGAAACAACAACTTTAGAACCATCAGATTGAAATGCAATGTGTGACGATCCGAGAACAGCAGCATTTTTCAATGCCTGAGCCAAGTCTTCGTCTTTCAGTTGAAACTCACCATCAACTGTCGGCAGTTTCAGTTCTTTATCTGGAGGAGAAACGATCATCGTCTTTACAGTAGTACGATATTTGGTTTTGCTGCGACCAGATTTAAAGATTACATGTTGTGTGTCGAAATCCAATTCAGTATCTTTGTTCAGAGAGAACACCGACAAGAACTGATTCAGATCATAGATGCAAAAGTCTTGCGGGAACTCATCAGGCAAGGTTGCTTTTGCAAGAACCGTTTTAGTTGACGAAATGGTTGCAATCTTATTGCCTGTTTTAAATTCGATGCCAGAATTAATGCCAGCAAAGTTTTTCAACACTGTTAGTGTTTCACTCGATAATTTCATAATATACTCCTTATTACATTTCTTCAATTGTACTAGAACCGTAGGAAAGTTCAAGTTTTTTGGTGACTTTTTTCTTCAAGTCTTCCAGTGTACCATCATTCTCAATGATGTAATCAATATGACCACCGATCCAACGCCACTCAGATTCATGTATACCAGATCGTAACATGAAGCTTTCTGCCGCACGATCACCGCGGTTTGCCTTTCTTGCAATGTCATACCAATGTGGTTTAACACCTCTTTGTATTTCAATTAAAATGCCACCTTGATCATGTACAAATTGTATTTCATTTTCAAAACGAACATCAGTGATAACAAAATTTTGTTCCGGGTTTGACATGATGTATCTCTTCATTTTAATAACCCAAAAATCTTTGTGAAATACATCTCTACCAACTTCTGTACCTAACAACTGTAATGCGAGTCTTGGTGTAAATTCTTTTCCAAATTCTTTAGACCAAAATTCGTCAGGTTGTTCTCGCCACTTGCGGGAGGCATCAGTGTCACCTTCTAGAAGGTGTCTAGGCCAGTCAAACATTTCAGCGGCAACATCCTTAACACCTTTGGCAAAACTCAAAGGAGTAAAGCCCATGTCTCTAAGGATGTCACCTGCTGTGCCTTTACCTGAACCAATGAATCCAAGTAGGCCTACAATCATCACATTTCTCCAACAAAATTTGCAACAGCAGGCATGTCGCCTTTGAAGTGATATGTACCGATGTGATCAGTACGCATCCAAGGGCAGAGCCAAATTTGTCCACCTAGTTTACGCCAGAGTTGACAGAACATATAATCTTCAGACAGATAACGATCTGTGCCGCCACCAGTTGCAGAATCTTCAGTATCAATGATAGTATCAAAGAAAGCGTGAATGTAACGCGAACCATCAAAGTGTGCCTGGCCAACGTGATCGGGTTTATAACGCAACTGTGGGTACGCTTCTTCCATCTTGGGGAATACTTCACGCTTAATCATCATAAAGCCTGTACCAATTTCCAGAACTTCAAGGGGTTCAGACACAGAAAACTTTTCAGTACCACGAACGGGATTGAAAACATAATCACCAGTTACTTTTTCCAAAGATTGAGCATCAATTTCTGGATTTCTCTCCATGGCTTTCTTAACAGAACGCCACTTGATTGCCTTCTTAGGATAAGGACCACCGATAACATCTTTATCCAAGGCAAGAAGTGCAATCACATCTTTTGGATCAAAGTGAATGTCGGAGTCAATAAACAACATGTGTGTGCAGTTTGAACGGTTCAAGAACTCATCAACGAGGTAGTTTCTTGCACGTGTAATCAAAGATTCATTGAAGAGAAATGAAAATTTAACTTGTACACCATATTGAATACAAATAGACTGCAAATCAAGGCAAGCCTTGGCATACAGTCCGTGATTCATAC